GGCTGGTTCAGACGAACTGCTTGCAGCTAACAAACTGAAGAAAGGTGACTTCGGCAACATCACTACTACAAGTGCTGCTGATCACTCAATCCCAGTTGCTGCTCGTTTGCCCGGTGCTACTGCACTACCAACTGCAACTGTTTCACCAGCTATGGTAGTAGCTCGTATGAGCCGTTTGATGGATATTCAAAACGTAGACACTCAAGGTCGTTGGCTGGTCATTGATCCAGTAATGATGGAAGTTCTTCGTGATGAAGATTCACGTTTGTTGAACGCCGACTTCGGTGGTTCTGGTCTTCAGAATGGAATGGTATTAAACAACTTCCACGGTTTCCGTGTGTACGTTTCAAATAACCTTCCTTCAGTTGGTACAGGCGCATCAACAACAGGTACAGCAAACCAAAACACTAACTATGGTGTGATTGTTGGTGGACACGATTCAGCCGTTGCAACTGCAGAGCAGATCAACAAAACTGAAACATATCGTGATCCAGATTCATTCGCTGACATTGTTCGTGGTATGCATCTATACGGTCGCAAAATCTTGCGTCCAGAAGCATTGGTTACAGCTAAGTATAACTTGGCGTAAACTAACTAATACTGAAGGGCTGCTTTCGGGTGGCCCTTTAGTTACATTTAACCTGAAAGCATCTTATGGCATACACGTATCTTGATCTTACAAACGAAGTCATATCTCGTTTTAATGAAGTTACATTATCTTCTGGTGGGTTTTCATCCGCAAGGGGTTTTCAAGTTCAATGTAAAAACGCAATTAATGATGCAATTGATTATATAAATACAAGTGAATACTCATGGCCCTTTAATCATGCTAGTAAAACTGAAACACTTGTAACTGGTACTACACGTTATGCTATAGACACGACAGCTAAACACGTGGACTATGATACATTCAGAGTAATTAAAGATGATTCATTAGGTTGCTCTGGTAGGAGTTTGAAAGAGATTGACTATAAATCTTATTTAAATAAATATGTAGCCCAAGAAAATACCTCAGAAGTAGGTGGTGTACCTTTATATGTATTTAGAACTCCAGACAATAAATATGGACTATATCCATATCCAGATAAAGCATACGCATTAACATACGAATATTATGCAAATACTACTACACTAACTGAGGCAGGTGATGTACCCACTATTCCTGAACAGTATCGCTCTGTTATCTTAGACGGTGCTACTGCTTATGGTTATCAGTATCGTGGAGAAACTAGCCAGTATCAATTAAACTTTCAGAGATTTGAATCTGGTATAAAACACATGAGAAGTTTACTTGTAAATAGAACTATATACGTTAGATCTACTGTTCTTCAAGGCGCTTCAAAATCAACCAGTACATTTATATAAGGTAGGAATATGGCAGATCAATCTGGTCTTAATCCTTTTGTATTTCCTTTACAAGGTGGTTTAGTTCTTGACCGTTCTACCTTTGCTATGGAACCAGGAATGGCTCTTGAGTTAGAAAACTTTGAACCTGATGTTGGTGGTGGTTACAGAAGAATTAACGGTTACGAAAAGTGGAATACTAATATAGTTCCACAAACAGCTAGTGCTACAGAACCTGTGTTAATGTCTGCATACTTTTCTGGAAACAGTAAAGTAATTGCTGCTAGGGGTGAAAAAGTATTTGAGGCTGCTAGTGGTAGCGGTTCTTGGACACAAATAGATACTGGTAGAAGCAATGCCATACGTTATTCTTTTGACAGATATAACTTAGCCGGTACAGAGCTTATTGTATGGGCTGATGGTGCCAACAATGCTACTAAGTATGATGGTACAACAGTAACTGATCTTAGTGCCACAGGTGCACCAGCTAATCCTAAGTTTGTAAAACATTTTAAAAATGCTTTGTTTTTTGCAGGTATGTCAGCTTCACCAGAAGAAGTTGTGTTTACTGCACCGTACACCGATAACGACTTTAGTGCAGCTAATGGTGCAGGTTCAATACGAGTAGATAGTAAGATCACTGCACTGTTTCCATTCCGTGATGAGCTTTATATTTTTGCAGAAGAACGCATTTATAAACTTATAGGTAATACTATTGCAGACTTTGTGATGCAACCTGTAACAAGAGACATTGGTTGCCTTAACGGTTTTACCGTACAGGAAGTTGCTGGTGAAATAATCTTTTTAGGTAGAGATGGTTTAAGGACTGTTGCTGGTACAGCTAAGATTAATGACGTTGAGCTTGGTACAATTAGTAGACCTATCCAAGAATTATTTGAAGGTGAAACTACAGTTAATGATTTTAACAGTCTAGTTATACCCGATAAAACACAGTATCGTATTTTCTTTTCTAAACCAAATAATCAAACACAGGCACAGACATCTGGAGTTATTGCAGTAAGAAAAGCTCAAGGCTATGAGTTTGCTAAGCTAAAAGGTATTCAACCTGCAAGTACAGATTCAGTAAGTGTTCAAGGCGATACTTTTGTATTGCATGGTGGATACGATGGTTATACATACAGACAGGAAAAGACAAATAAGTTTGATGGTATAAATGTTATAGGACGTTACCGTAGTCCTGATCTTACTGCAGGTGATGCGGGTATACGCAAAAACTTTCAAAGAGTTATTATTAACTATTCACCGACAGGTACAGTAAACTCTGATTTGTTTTTACGTTATGATTATGAAGATCCTAATGCACCTAGACCAGCAGCGTATCCCTTTGACTCTACGAAGGTTGTAGCTATCTACGGAACTTCATTATACGGAACTGCTACGTATGGTGGTCAAACAAACCCATTAGTAAGACAACCAGTAGAAGGATCAGGTTTTGCTGTAGCACTTCGTGTGGTTGATAACGGAGAATCCTCACCATACTCATTAAAGGGTTTCCAACTAGAATTTGATGCAGGAGCAAGAAGGTAAATGGCAGGTTATACAAGACAGTCTACGTATACAGACGGTGATATTATTCAGGCATCAGACTCTAATGACGAGTTTGACCAGCTACTTGCTGCCTTTCATAATGCTACAGGACACAAACACAATGGCACTGCAGGTGAAGGTCCAGTAATTGGACTCATTGGTGATCCCAATGTTACTACTCCGATAAACAAAGTTGTTATTGACGATACTAATAATAGAGTTGGTGTCTTTGTAGATGTATCAAGCTCCTCAGTAGAGCAGTTTAGATTTCAAGATGGTGTTATTGTTCCTGTAACTAACAACGACATTGATCTTGGTACTAATGCACTTAAATTTAAAGATGGTTACTTTGCAGGTAATCTTACAGTAGATGGTGACATTACACTTGGTGGTGATATTACTCTAGGTGATTCCGACACAGATAATATTGTAATCGGAGCAGAGATTAATAGCCATGTTATTCCTAACACAGATGATACTTTTGACCTTGGTAGTGCAACAAAAGAGTGGCGTAATCTTTATATTGATGGCACTGCTAATATTGACTCTCTGGTAGCTGATACTGCAGACATCAACGGTGGTACTATTGATGGTGCTACTATTGCTACCTCAGACATTACAGTAGGCTCAGGCAAAACACTTGATGTATCTGCGGGAACACTTACACTAGCTAATGATCAGATCTCTGGTGATAAAGTTGAAGGTGGTACAATTGCTTCTATCACGCTTACTTCAGCAGACATCAATGGTGGTACAATAGACGGTGTAACTATTGGTGGCTCTAGTGCAGGTGATATTACTTTCGCTAATCTGTCGGATGGTACAATTACTGCTACAGCATTTGTCGATGAAGATGATATGTCTTCTGATTCTGCTACACTTATTCCCACACAACAATCAGTTAAAGCTTACGTAGATGCACAAGTAACTGCTCAAGACCTTGACTTCCAAGGTGATAGTGGTGGTGCATTAAGTATTGATTTAGATAGTGAAACCTTGACAATTGCAGGTGGAACTGGTATAACTACCACTGGTTCTGGTAATACAGTAACAGCAGCTATTGACTCTACTGTAGCTACACTTACTGGCACTCAGACTATTACAAACAAGACTATTGATGTAGATAATAATACTGTATCTAATATTGAAGTAGATAACTTTAAAGCTTCTGCTATTGTGATTGAGTCAGAAGGTATTGCTTCTAACGATAATGACACTACATTACCTACCTGTGCTGCAGTAAAAGATTATG